AAACCCTTGTTGCTCTGTAGGTGTACATGCCTTCCCACTCTGCGCCTTGGAAGGAACAGGGGAGCATGGATGAAGAGACAACCTCGACGGTTACCTCAGTGTTACGTGATCCTATTGGGACGTAGAAGTCACCATCCTCTAGGGAAGCAGCTCCAATGACGTTGTTGTTTGACCCTGTGACACGGCCTGTGAAGGTGTACGTGTAAGGAGCTGAGTATTCAGGTGTTACGATGACTTGGAAGAAGCCTGTAGCGGCATACTTGATATCAAGCTTACCAATCTGAAGGCGACCTGCATTCATGGACACCTTCGCACCATTCTCTGTAGCCCTCATAATGAAGGTGGAGAACTTGTAACGAAGGCTGTATTCCTGACCAATGACCATCAACGTAGAAGAGTGATCACCTGAGACAACGATATCAGTGCCCACCTGTGAAACCACAGGCAACACCCGTCCTTCAGGAGAGGTGGCATCACCAGCCCTTACAGCAACAGCCATAGTGGCACCTGTCGATACCGTGTAGGGAAGGGTGATGGTGGTCTGGTTGGTTCCTGAGTCATAGGATACTGTGCAGTCAGATTCATAGATCTTACGATCCACAAGATATGAGTACACAGAGTCAGTATCAGTCTGCCCAAGTTCAACATTGAGGCTCTCAAGGTAGACACCATCACTTCGCTCAATGACGAGGTACATCGTGGTGCGGATGAACTCAGCAGCGAGAATATTAACCCCGGTCTCTTCCAGTTTCCACTCAGACCAACTGGATTGAAGCTTCTCGTTACCTGACCAGTAGTACTTGTACACAAACATAGTGTCAGGAGCATCACGGCTAAGTGCAACCAGGATTTCCTCGTTGTCCGCAGCAGTGAACAGGAAGACATTCTTTGGGATGTACTTGGGTACGTGTGAGGTGACATCAGCAGCATCTTTAACTGCCGTGGTCTTATCAACTACGTACTCACGTACACCCGTCCACGATCCTTTAGGAGAGGCAAAGTAGACGTTGTTGCCAGACGCAATAGGCTTGGTGGTGGTCTCAACTTGGAACTCTGTAGTCTGTTCAATCTCCACCGTACTAGGTGTGAGGATCTTCTCATTACCCATACGGAACTGGGTGAGGGCAGAGAACAGCAGTAGTTGCTCATCATAGGGCACTGCATGTTTCAACAGGGAGACCTTGTTGTGTGCAGCAGCCACATCGATTGGGCCGTCATCTAGGACTGTGGTCACCGTTGGTTGCCAGAAGTTTTCAAACTTACCAGCACGGGACATGATCACGTTCTCATCTGCGAGTACGCCTAGTCGGTTCCTGTAGAAGAACACATCTTCAATGGTGAACCCAATGAATGACGGTGGTGGGTTGGATACATCATCACCTACATCACGCTCTTCCCAAGTCTGTTGCTTGAAGGAGAACGTGCCATTCGCTTCACGTACCAATAGGTGTGGCATGGTGGTAGGATCAAGCTTGTATGTGATGCCACCTTTTACAGTCTCTACCCACACGCCATTACCATTGGCATCATTCTGCTTATCGAACTTCACGTAGTAGTTATCGAAGGCAGACTTATCATCACCTGCGATCTCTGCATCAAAGCCATCAGGTCCATGCTGTGGCAGATCTTTAAACTGCTGCACAGCTTCCTTGATACCAATCATCCCGGTGCCGCCTTGGCCATCCTCAGTAGCAATAGAGAACTCACGTTCATCTACATACTTGATGTGCAAGGCATCCTGATAACGTGCAATATAAAGTTCAGGGTACGTGTCCAATACGGTCTTAAGCTGATCAGCAATGTATACCGTATCAAGGCTAGAAGTGTGTGCAGCCGTGGAGCCATCAGGCGTGGTGTATGTAACAGCACGTGTAGTACCTGAGTCAGGCGTGATGGTGATCTTGAAGGTACGGCCATAGTCTGACTTCTTCACCCATGCGATTGCTTCTGGTGGCCGCACAGCGGTCAATTCAGGGAGAACTGCTGTGGTGACCGTGGAATTTACCAGGAATGTATAATCAGCAACAGTGACCGCACGAAGCGTAGCTTTAGGGTCAGCCGCATTGATGTAGTTGGTGTTATTGGATAGGACGTTGGCATCGATCGTGCCACTTGTGTAGGCCGACAAACGTGCCCTGATGTAGTCACCAGAGGTCCACGCTACGGTGGCGCTGGTGTCAGTCGTATCAGTACGTACAGTGGTCTCTTCACCAGCGAACAACCCTGTAGCAGACTTCTCCCACACAACAGTCGCCGTGGTGATACCAGCAGTGACAAGGGTGACCGTAGTCTCAGTGGCAGGTAAGTAGATCTGATACCCATCACTGGTCTCAGTGGCCACAGCATCAACGATAAGGTTCTTTGTGACTTCCTCAAAGTTGACCGTCTGTGCAGCACCTGTGAACAGGTCAAAAACCTCTACATCACCTGTACTGAAGATGGCTGAATACTTCTCAGTCTCATCCCTGTTCATTGTGTGTAGGAAGGCATTGGATCGTGTAGTCGTAGCCAGCTTGGCAATGTGCTTAGTTGCAGGTCGCTGTGTTAACCCATCAACAACAGAAGAGTATCCGTTGATCTGTGATTCAGCTTGATTGGGTAGCCGTAGCACGTAAGGCTGCTGGCTTACCCCGTTGATCATGTTTGGGATTGACCCTGTGACTAATGGTAACCTCGCCATTAGAGAACCCTTCCTCTGGATTTACGGTCCATGACACGTGCAACAGTGTTGTTACCCGTCAGGACATTCCCTTTCATGGTTTTGCCTTCAGCCTTCTTCAACATGGCCTTGGCTACAGCCTCATCAGCCCGTGTGAATGAGTCGATGGTCTGTGATCCCACACGCCCGTCAGCGAAGAGGCGTCCAGCGCGGGTGTAGATATAGACACGTGCAGCTTCAGGGATATCTTCAAAGTCCAAGAGCCATACGATGTCAGCCTTGATAGGCGCAGTGAAGACGAAGGTGTGGTTGATACGGTCCCAGAAGAAGGCACCACGTTTAATGATATCAACGTTGATGGAGTTCCCAACAGTGTCCACCTGAAGCATCGTGCCTAGGGCAGTGATCTTCCCAGTGGTCCCATCAGGGGTAAGCGTATAGGCCTTGTCAGTGTTCCAATGGTAACCACGGGATTGAACCTCACGGTTAACACGATCAAGTGTTTGGATGGCCACTGAGGTGTCCAAAGAGCCGCTGCCCGTGAGGGTGTTAACAGGGGCCTGTCCTATTGCCGCCAGCATAGCGTTGATGGCTTCAAGTTTGGTAGTTGCGGTGAGAGTTGCCATGAGGTTCCTATAAGATGCAAAAAATGGGGGCCACCTCAGTTAAGAGATAGCCCCCATTAAGAGAGTAATTATTAGACCGGAGTCGCGGTACGAATCCATGCAGCCGAGTCAGGCTTCAATACGCCGTGACCACATGCATACTTGGAGACCATGAGCGTACCTTGGCGACGGATGTCGTACTCAGATTCGCTCGACAGGTCCATCAGCTTGACAGTACCAATGGCCGACTTGTGCATGACAAGTGCAACACCATTGCGTGCGTCAACAGCTTGGCTCGTATCGTCACCACCAGCTTCAACACCCGTGGTAACGTTGGTCGTTGGGAGTTGGTTGGTTTTGACGATGTCGATTCCAGCAACATTATAAACTTTACCAGAAGCGGTAGAACCGTTACCCGAGTTACCATAGTCAACGTTAATCAACTTGGAAGACGAGTTCACCAGCAGGTAATACTGTGCTGGCTTCAAGAATACGGTACGATCCGACTCAGGAACGTTCTTCTCATCCAATGCTTGTGCAGCATCAAAGATGGATTGAATGAGCGAGTCAGCGTTGGTGTCCGCATCAGCGTCCGTGATGATCTCACCAGCGTTACCAGCCGTGGTCAGCGTGGCCGTAGCCAGTGCAGCCTGTACACCCGTGTTGAGGATGTGACGGTCCATCTGGTTCGACAGCGCCATACCCAACTCTTTCGAGTAGTGGCTACGAACACCGTAGTGGTTCATGGCCTCATCGATGTTGGAGATGAAGACGCTCGACAGCAGCAGGTCGTTAATCGTGATCACACGTTCAGCGTGGTCGATGGCAGTACCAACGATCTCAGCGCCCGGAGTGTGATATGCAGCAGAGGTCTTACCCATGATCGGGAACTGGGCAGACTTACCGCTGGAAATGGTACGCACCATGGTGCGCGAGAGTGCAACGTTGTTGATGGCAAATTCAGCCATAACTTCGCCACTAAAGACTTTTAGAAAGAGTGCCTGATCGTCACCAGCCAGATTGCTCTGACCAACGCGAGATACTGTAGCAGCAGTCATATTATGTAATCCTGTGAGTTAAAGGAGAGTTAGCTTCCTTCGTTCACAACACGGCACATCCGGGTGTCCTAAGATCGCCTACGCATAGGAGATCAGTCGGGCCTTCGATTCAGGGTGTGATGTGGAAGTTAGATGCCGAATAAAGATTCAGCGCATCGTCTTCACAGGAGTGGCCCCCCGTCGCAGTGAAAGGAGATAAAGCTGCGACGGGGGGCAAGGCTCACAGGAGCGGCGAATGGTTCCACCCTGCATAATCAGGGTCGGTCACGCGCTCTTTACTGTGAGTGTTCCTATAGGTGGCATTAATTAGATGTTGGAACGTCCCAACTTCTGTGCCACGGCGCTACGATATGCTGGATCATTGGTGTAACGTGGGTCTGACATAGCAGCCGTTACCTGTGCCCAGCTTTCGTAAGCAGCACCACTGGTTGGCGTATTGTTGCCACCAGTGAGACTTGGTTCAGATCCTTCAGACGAGTCGAAACGCGCCTTAAGGCCTGAGATGGCAAGGCGAGAGGCATTCAGGTCACCACTGTCAACCGCAGCGTTGAATGCATCGATCTCGCCATCAGCGTAGTTATCAGCCGCCCATGAGAGCATCCCTTGGTAGGCATCCTCGCCACCAGCGGCTTCCATCATCGAATTGTAGACTTGAGTTCCGACAGCTTTCTGACCAGCGATAAACTGATCCACCATATCTTTAGGGATACCCGCCTTTTCCAAGGCTTCATACGTACCCTCAGAGAGTTCACCTTTTTCAGCAAACTCATTACTGTAGCTGTCAAAGTCGAGACCAGCGTTCTCCACCGCTTCCTTGGCTGCATCCACATCAGGATTGTCACCATCAGCTTTATCAATCTGGAGAGACTTGTCTTTAGCTTCTTCTGTAGCAGGGGCTTCATCAGGTTTATCCTGGTTCCCAAGCTTCTTCTGTAACTCAGCATAGCCCTTTTCCAACTCTTCAACGCTGTCATATTTCCCCGCTAGTTTTGCTGGAGTTTCTTCTTCTACAGGTTTGGGAGCGGCTGCATCTGGGTCACCCGCGTTATCAACGAGTGCAGCCATAGCAGCATCATGGCCTTCGGGAGGGGTTTCTGCGGTATCAGGTGAGTCGATGATTACTTTATCAACCATTTAAGATTACATTCCTTCAGGGGAATTCATTGACCCCATTTGTTTCATAGCTTCTGGGCCTAGCTTACCTGCCAGTTCCATTGCCTGTTGGTTGCCTTGTTGCTTCTGCTGTTCCGCTTGGGCAGCAGCTTGCTCTTGCTGGAGAACAGCCTCATCCTTGATCAGGCCCTTGTCATCAATGCCACGTGCTGTAGCAAGGCGGGACAAGAGGTCACCAACGTTCAACCGTTGCATGATCGATGGATCAGCTTGTGCGAGACCAGTGAGGTCTTGTACGAAGGCTTGGAGTGTCTGTAGATCCTGACCACGGCCAAGTGCTTCAAGGCCTGTGATGATCGTGGGCTGTACAGCTTCCTTGGGAAGGGCAGGTACTTTCCCAGACTTCTGCAAGCGCCACATTAGGATATTCACCAGTGGCAACTGGAAGTCCTGAGAGAGTAGACCATAGAGTCCACCCAAGGCGTCATCTAGCTCAGACGCTAAGAGGTTCCATTCAGTAGCCGTCACACGGTCACCATTGCGTTGTAACGATGAGCGCATCAGGAAGGCTTCAGATAGGCGTTCCTCAAGGCGTTGTACGGCACGTTCAGCCACACCCATGTCAGCATGTTTCTGTACTTGTAAGGCAGACACCTCATTGACGTTGCCTTCAACTACATCACCGTTCTCTGCTTCTGAGATGGTCTCTTGGTCTGTAGTTCCATTAGGATCAACAAGGAAGAGTACACGTGCAGAGATGGCAGCACCTTCAACGATGGACTGCATGAGACCCTCAAGTGACTTAAGGTCACCTAGGTATTCCTCAACGAACCCGCGTCCGTAGTCTTCACCATCAATCCGGGTGTAACGTAAGGCCAACCATGGAACACGATCCAGAGGATATGTACCTTCAGAGCCTTTCAGGATGATCCCTTTGATCTCTTGGTGTACACGCCAGCGTTTACCAACAATGCGTACATAGGTGTACATATCAACGGTCTTGTCTGGGGATTCCTCAGTAGCGTCGTTCTCCATCTTCTCTTTGACATCAGATGGGATCTGGTCAGGAGATAGGGCTTCACGGACTACGATCTCACGTAGGTTGCCCATGGGGTCACGTTTGACCACGTACTGGGACAACTTAAAGACACGCATACCGCCTTCTTTGGGCAGGTACAGTAGACTGTTACCACCAACCAGTAGATGCTTTAGGGCTTCAAACAATGGCACACGGAGAGCATCACGCTCCACCTTGGTTTGGACAGCACGTTCAATAGAACCTAATGCCTTCTCAACCTTGGCCCTTGCTCCCTCTTCCTTTGCAAGTTCATCCAAAGTGAAATCATCAATGGAGTGACGGAAGAAGGATTGATTAGGTGGGAGCAACGCCATCAGCAACTTACCACTGAGGGCATTCACTCCCTTGGAACCCACACTCTGGAATGGGGTGTCTAGGTTAGTGGAACCACCGGACCCCGAAGGTGGGATCAAGGCTGGAAGTGTGTATTCAGAAGCTTCACGTGCCCGTGAGAGATATGGGTCACGTACAGTCTCAAGGTTCGCATAACGCTGTTCCCCTAGACCTTTACCATTAACAGCTTCTTCGGCTCCCACCTTATCCATTAATTAGTGGAGCCTGTTGAGGTGGTAGCACCACCAGGAACATTGAGACCAGCGCCTTCAGTGACACCGCCAACGTTCTTATCGATCTTCAGTTTCTTAATACCCTGCTTCTTGGTATTCAGGGCATCACCTTCCACGCCTACCGTATCCTCGTTCAACACAGGTGCTTCAGGGACTGAGACAGCAGGTGCGGCGACGGGTGGGGCGGGGGTAGGTGCGGGCGCGGGAGCGCGTGACATACACATATGTTATTTTACCTCTAGAAGGTTGTCAGATTGGGATTTAGCAATTGCTTTGAGTCGCTTTACGACCTCAATCTGCCCAGCCTTAAAACACTTCTCCTCGTTAGAGGTTTGGTATGAAGGCATCACATCAGGAAACACTGTTTCGAGATATTTGATCAGTTCTGGGTCAATGAAGGGGGTCTTTAGCTTCCTAGAGGTGGCACTATTTGTGCGAGTTTCGGGCACGGTTCACCTTTTTTGATTGGATTCTGAGGTTTGATGCAGAGTTATTGCGTGGGTTTCGATCTTTATGGTCCACATCTTTGCCTTTTAGGGCTGCTTTCCCATGTTTTGCGATCAGCAGCTTTCTCGCTGATCCACGTGCATTTCGCCTTTTGATCTGTTCAGGTTTACCGTGGTAGTCCCGGTACTCTTTCTTATAGTCACGCTTCCGTTTCGACATTCAGATCATCCTCGTAGAAGAACTGGTCTTTCTTGCCGTCAGTTGCGCGCATCACAGGGATGTTGTTAACGTCTAATTCATAGCGAACTACCGTCCACTTCTTCTTATTCAGGGTGAACTCTAAGCCAACATTCATTGGCCCTTTGTCATTCTTGAATTGTTTGATACGCATTTTGTTGTTCCTATAGGGTTGATATTGGTTACCTATAGGTGGCGTTATTAAGTGGAAGAAGTGTCCAGCTTGGCGTCAGACTTTTTGATCGACGGACCAGCCTTACAGATGCAGTTAGTTCCGTCACATCCGTCTATGAACGTCTGACACTGT